TGTTGTGTAGGCAAGGATATTGTCTGTGTTCAAACACAGAGGTGTCATCCCAACCTATCATATACTTGCCAGTTATTGCCATCAAGTATATGTCCGACCTTATATCTTCTGGTAGTATATTATCGTATGACTGTATCATCTACATTATTATCCAAATAATTATAGACGTCGCCAACCGTTAGCATCATCTCTGCGTACTCGTCTGGTATATCTACACCAAACTCATCTTCTAGTTCCATTACTAGTTCTACCACGCCTAAGGAGTCTGTCCCTAAGTCATCTCTAAAGTTGCTTTGCATATCTATATCCATTGGGTCATACCCTGTATGCAGTGCAACTAAATTTATTAGTCGGTCTTTCATGTTAATTCCTTACTTACTATTAATCTTATCTTTAGCTGTTCCCGCATATAGTCCAAACCAAGCTGCGCCGGCTCCTACTACTATTGAAATCAGTCCTGATTGCTCAAATGAAGGGTCTGGTAAGTCCATAAACCAAAAAGTAGTATAGTATAATAAATACATATACACACTTAAAAATGCTCTTGGGAATATTCTCCAAGCGTCTACCATGTTAGACAACCATATCCATTTTTGCCATGGATTGTCTGGCTCTCTTTCATTTTCCATCTCCATAATCTTTGCTTTTAATTCACCTATTTCTGAAACCATTGCCATAAATTTGTTAAGGTCTATCTCAACTTCATTACGACTCATGTCTCCAGCGAATTGTTCACTAGGTTGTGCCATTTTAGTTCTCCCGAACAGCTCTGTCGAGCTACTTGTCCATATCTCGTATGAACTTATATTCATCGCTTTCACGATCAATAGGTTCTAGTGCATAGCTGTATACTCTTGTACTCTCATTGCCTTTGCCTAAGATTAGACGTTCGTATAGTTCACGCGCTAGTTTTGATACTCCATTCTTTACTGCATTCTCGGGAGCTCGTATTATTAATTCTAGTTTATAGTCTTGCATGTATTGTCCTTAAGAAAAACTGCTTCCGCAACCACAAGTTGATTTAACGTTGGGGTTATTTATTTTAAATCCTGAACCCATAAGGTCTTCTATCCAATCTATTACTACACCTTGTAAATAGTTTGAACTAATTACATCTACATATACTTTAGCATCAAGCTTTTGTATGACGTAGTCATCTTCTCCTATATCTTGAATAGGTATTATTCCAAACTTATACTCAAAGCCAGCGCAACCGCCGCCTTGTATAGCTAATCTTAAAGCTTCGTTCTTACTAGGAATACTAGCTAATTGATGAGCCGCGCTGTCTGTTATATTTATATCCATATTATTTTTTATTAGAATCGAGAGGCGATCCGTTAGCATCGTAGCTCCATGAATTTTTGGCTACCTTGACTTCTTGATATTTACCATTATTATACGAAGGAATTATATCTTCTCCATATACAGTTTCTTGTTCTTTATCTTTCTTTAACATTGTAAAAGCTTCTGCTATATATTCTTCAAGAGTCATACCTCTTGTTTCTGCATGTTTCCCTGCTTCTAATAATAAGTGGTCAGGGACACTAATTTCTTTGCCTTCTACTGTAAATTTCATACTACATTCCAGCAAACATTTGTGCTTCTGCTTCTCTGCGTCTTGTCAATCCTTCTAACCTTTTGCCACCTGCTTTGTCCCATCTTTTAATTTGGTCTGGTACTTGCTGATAGTAGCCTGCGTTCAATACTTTTAGTAAAGTAGAACTTTTTAAGTTAGTTGGTCCGAGGTTGTACGTCCATGATACTAAAGCATCAAATTGATGTTGCTCTAGTGGAACTTTAACTAAGTCTGTTACATAGTTTTCATACTCGGATAATTCGTGTGTGAGCATTTCTTCTCCTTGCTGCGGAGATATAACGTCTGTTGGTTGGACTCCTTTCGTATGTCCATACCCTATAGTCCAGACTCCTACGCTATCTTGGTATGCGTTTGTTCTGAACCCTTCAAAATCTTTTATTAGGTCTGTGCCTTTTTTACTTATCATCATATGTGCTATCCATAGTCCTACTACTAATGCTAATAGTATCCATTTTATTTTGGTACTAATAGCTGATTCCAATTACAAGAGGAATTAACAACGCTGATAGCGCTATTAATACAACAATACTATAATATATTTTATATTGCATACTCTTGTCCTTTAAAAATGGAGAGCGGCAGCTAGGAGCCTTTGCAAGGAGCCTTGTGCCGCTCCATTTTTCTAAATTAATTAATATTAATAAACTTAGGTTTTTCTTCCTCTGGTGTGTCGACCATTAGATTTACTACTAATAATCCACTATCCATTGAAGCCTCTTTTATCTTAACATATTCGCCAAGAGTAAAGACTCTACGGAAGTTCTTGCCAGATATACCTTTATAGATATATTGTTCTTCTGACAGTAAACCTTCTTTCTGCACTCCTTCTATCGTGAGTGCGTTACCATCCTGACATACTGATACTTGGTCTTTGTGCCAGCCAACTAAATCCATTTCGATTCGATAGTTGTCAGCTTTACCTTTTATTATGTTGTATCTAGGATAGTTCCCAGTTGTGCCATGATTGGCTAACTCGTGTTTCATTCGGTCAAAGCCGAGAAATAACCTGTCAAAGTCGGTCATGCTTGTCAATGTATTTACCATTGTTTTTCTCCTTGTTCCCTTATCGGTGAACGCTGTGAGCCCTTATCGGTACTCGTTATGTTAGTCTAGCAGCCCGACCACAGGTGGAATGTGGTACTCCTAACCTCGCCCTCGGATTTATCTAATCCTACTCGTGCCAGACATAAAGAGATGGTTTTGGTTTGGAAGTCCATCAACTCCGCTAATCATCTATAAAATGATACATTATATTATTATATCAAAATCTTACCATCTTGTCAAGAACTATTTTTCAGTCGTCGTCTAGTTCGATCAAGCCCTGCTCGGCAAAATAATCTATCGTGTCACTCATTCCCTGCCGTTTACCAAGCAACCATGCTTGTACAACAGAAAATCCTAAAACACATAAGTATAGTATATCTATCTGCGTATCTGTAAAATCCATTTGAGTTCCTTTTTAAAGTGTGCCCATTCCCAAATTTTTTCTATAAGAATATTATATCAAAATATGGGGGCAAAGTCAAGTACTATTTTCCGATATCTTTGATGTTATCTTTACCGATAACTTGGTACCCGCCTTTATTATAGGCTATGGCTACAGTATATTGTTTTGATACTTCGTTTTTATACTGTGTATCTGGCTGCGGTATATACGTCGTGTTATCTAACGATGGATATGCTTCGCGCTGCTCTTGTATTCTACGCAAGCGTGCTATCTGCTCAGAGCTAGGTTTCATACTAGCTCCGCTTGATATTTTCTGTCTCTTAGCGCGTTTAACCCCGCGCTTGCGTCCGCAAGGACTATAATTTATGCTACCTACCACTATCATGCTTGACTCCATTAATTTTTTATATAATATATTATATCAAAATTAAAGCACCGAGTCAAGTATTATATCAGGATACCTTAAAATAGTTCTTGACATACATGGTTATATTTGTTATAATTAGTAATGAAAAATATTAATAGATGGACTAGCCCGCAACAGGATTTACTGAAGCAAAACTATGGAAAAATCTCCGTTGCCGAGCTTTGCGTTTTATTAGACAAAACTGATAGCGCAATTTATTCTAAAGTCCATTATCTAAGAAAAAGAGGATGGACATTTAAATGAATTTTGACAAGAGACTAAGAACATTTCGTAGGAAAGTACAGGATGATGGTATACTAGAAGAAGTGCGAGAAAGAATGTATTACGTTAAACCTACAACACGAAGAAGAACCGCACTTAACGCTGCCAAACGGAGAGAATGGAGGCGTCGAACGGAGGACGAACTTATCACTCGTAAGAATCGCCTATACTAGCACCGAATTTAATGTTGCACATACGCATAGATGCAATATTTAATCATTAACTAGATACTACACAGCCCACAGTTACATTGAGGTGAGAAAGAAAATGCTTGTGTTTTTGTTAAAATCGTGATATAATATTAAAATAAATTCACATGAATCAAGATAACCACTACTCAAACAACCAACAAAAAACAATGTTGATTATCGCTATTGAGTGTTCTCTACGGGAACGTAGTGGGAGTAGAGAATCTCTCAACACCGATATATCAACTAATTGTTGTGTTTTTTGCGATTAAATCAACTACATGGCTATTTCAATCGAATAATCTATAAAGCCATAAATACAAACACATTTTCACTGAGTTGCTAAAGTTCCGTTTTAATTTTGCGCTTGATAACATGAATAACTTTGCGAGGTCCGAAAATATCTAAAGGACTTTATGCACACAGAGTACACTTACGCAATTTCCC